CGTAATTGCCATCGGATCTTCAAATTGATATACAATCTGATCCAATACGGCACGACCAAAGCCATGCTTCCCACCCTTCTCCGTTTTTGGAAGAGCAATGTGCTTCACGGAATTCTGCGAAATATAAAGCGGATTATCAGACTTGAGATATTTTGCAAGTATTGCGGAGGGGCGACCAATCAAAACAATCTGGTTGCTCGGCATTGTCCCGTCAAGCACTGCACTTATCTCGTTTCGATATCGTAGCACGTTTCGGTCGTCGGTTGCGTCCATCGCAAGGGATTCGCTTCTCGTTGCTGGGGTGGTTCCTTCTGGGAGATTTTCAACTTCGCGAGACGCCATGTTTGTGATCACCGAGGATTTTTGCGTTCCCGCGTTCGCCATATTCGTGTAGAAGTTGCTGCGCTCCTTGGGCTTTTCCTTCTTGCCCTCGGTCGCTTTGAACTCCTCCTGCATGGCCTTCCGGTTCGCATCAACGAGCTTGTCCTGCGCGGTATCCAGCGCATTCTTGGTCATCTCTGCGCGGTCACTGAGCCAGCCGAGCGGTCTGCCCTTGCCGGCGTACTCCTTGATGAACTCGTCCACAATACCAAACTGATCGTCGGCGGCATTCTGGTAGCCGCCGTTTTTTGCTTCCTGCATCAGACGGTCCATGGCATAGTCCATAGGAGTGACGCTCTTCTTGCCGAGCTGCTTGCCGTATTTCTCGGTCAGATACGGATCGGCCTTGTTGAAACTGAACTCGATGGTCGGCTGCGTGAAGTTCTCGTCCGCAGCGGCAGTCTCCTTGACCAGTTTCATGTAGTTCTCATGATCCACGACGTTGATGGTGTTCCCGTCCGCATCCTGCACCATCACGCCGTCAAAACGAGGATGTACGCCGTACTGCCTGCAGAGATCCATGTATGTGGACTTGCTGTTGCCGTGGCCGGGAATCGTGACGCCGTGCTGCACAGTTTCATAAGGATAGAAGTGCGGCGCGAAGATCTTGCCGGTTTCGGTGTCGATTGCTTTCGTCAGCCCGAAGGTTTCATAGAAGGCGCTCTGCACCTGCTCCGCACTCATGCCCTTCGTGTCAACGCCACGGGACTTCAGCGCCTCCTTCATCTCGTCGCCGTTGTAAAGGGACTCGCTCTGCACGGAGGTGTAGTCCGCCCAGGCCTTCATGTTGTACCAGATCTCCTTCGGCAGGCCGCTGTTGTGGAACGGGATGATCATATCCACCCAGTCGGCGTTCAGCGCGTAGCTGAGCTGCTTATCCGAAGTGACCATAGCCATAACGCCGGCGTTCCGGTACGCCTTGCGCAGCTCCTTCGCCAGTTTATGCTCCATGCCCTCGCTGACGTTCTCCGTCACGCCGTCCTCGGTGTCGTTGAAGGCGATGGACATATTGATCATGTCGCCCGTGAGGCCGAAGATCCTGACATAGTCGCCGTTCTTTGTGTAGGTATGCCCGGTCCACTTGCCCTTTGCGAGGTCCGCAAAGAACTGGAAATAGTCCAGGACATAGTCGATGCGGAAGTCGTTGGAACTGTGCTTCCGGATACCGCCCATGCCGAGGATGTACTTGCGATCTTCCTCGCTGATGTTCTCCAGTTCGCCGCCGTAAGGCGCGTAGTTATCCACTGTTTTCGCGCTGGACGCGCTGTTGGCATAGCGGATCGCTTCGTTGTCCAGTTCCAGAGCGCGGTCGGCGATGCTCTTGTCGAACTCCTCGCCGATGTCCTCGACCAGGTAGACGTGTTCGGCATTCCTGCCGGCGTCATAGCGCCAGTCAGCAGCCATCTTCTTGACCTCTGCCAGAGCGCCTTTGCTCTTGATACCGTACTCGTTGGCAATGATATTCGTGAGGGAATTGACCGACGTCTCCGCCTTAATCTTCCCTTCTGCTTTCATGCCGTCGAGCAGGTGCATGGCGGCGTTGCGGATCAGGTTGACCGTGTGATAGTTCTCGGCAATCGTGGGATTATACCCGCTCTTGTCCTTCATCCACACTTCGGTCAGCGTCTTCTCCGCCGCACTGGTGAGCTTGCCATGTTCTGCGTCCCAGCCGTACATCAGCGGACGCAGATCCTCAACGGCCAGACCATCCTTGATGCCGTTCAGCACTGCGTTGTGGAACTTGTAGAAATTGTTGTAGTACCCTGCCTTGAGGATGCGCTTGTTCTCCACATAGCAGTAGGTGCAGGGGATCATCTGGTGATACGCCGACATGAGGTTGAGCAGGTTAATGCTCTCATCAAACGTCAGCGCACGGTTCAGACGTTTCATGATCGCGTTGCGGTACGCCACAAACTGGAATGTGCGGGGACAGCTGGTGTCCATGTCGAAGCTGCGGCGGTACTCCACGTTCGTGCGAAGCGGACCGTATTTATCCGTCTGCACTTTGCCGCTCGGCACCAGCGCCTGCATCATCTTCTGTGCGTCGGTGAAGTCTCCGGTGATGCTCTTCCAGATCATATCATCGAAGCGCTGGATGCTTTCAAGTGCCTCCTGGCTTCCGCCGCCGTTGATGTATTTCTTCGCCCAATCCGGCAGCGTGTCGTGGCTCGCCATATCTGCCAGATCGCTGACGCTCACCGGCTGGTGATACTCCGGACTGTCCATGATCCTGGCGACGCTGTCCGCGACGACATAGGTGTCCCGCACAGTCGCACCGTTTTTCTCCAGCGTCTGCTCCACGGTATCCGGTATGACTTCATACCCGCTCTGCTCCCGGCTGGCCATATTAACAGCGCCCTCCGTCTGTCCAGGACGAGGGGCGTTTTTGTTTTCGGCGACCACGCGCCGGACCGTCTCGGTAAAATCAGTCGCTCTTGCGCTTTCCTTTACCGACGCGTCTTTTGGAATCGAGTGCCGCTTGAAGATGTCAATCTTGCCGTTGGCGTCGGCGAAGATCTCACGCAGGATCTGCTCGTCGGTCATGCCGCTGTCCTTGTAGTTTTCGGCATACTTCTGGACCAGCGCGTTCAGCCGTTCCTGCCCTTCAGCCTGTGCAACGATTGCCTGCCGCACCTGCTCGTCCAGCTCCGGATTGCGCTTTTCTTCAGTGTGATACAGCTCATGCTGTACAAGACTGACGAGGTCCTCTTCGGAATCTGCGCGAATCCAGATCGTGCTGCCGTCGCCCTCGTTCAGACCACGCGCAAAGAAGGCACCCTTGCCGTCGTCAAGTCCCATATATCCATAGTAGAATTTGACCTTGACGCCTTCCTTCGCAGCCTCCTGCTCCGCATCGATCATGTCCTGATGCCACTGGCTTCTGGTATCTTCGCCGAGCATCTTCATGGTCTTCGCACGGGTGCCGTTCGTGAGGCCAGCATCGACGGGGCTGATACGCTTCAGCCCAGCGGCGATCTTCTTTACGACCTGCTGCCGGCTTACTTGATTGGCGTCAGCAGCAGCTTCTTGAGCCGCTCTGCCAACTCCATCGTCTCCCTCTGCGACTCCGGGCTGCCCAGCGTATTCTGCCCCTTCTGCCACTCCGCCACGTTGCTGCGCGGAATCCACACCGTTGACCCGTCCTTCGCCTGCATTGCCACTCTGTCCTTGCTGATATCTCTGGCCATTGTTCTCCTCCAATCTCGCGTCAGCCTGACCGGCGCGGTACCACTTCTCTGCTTCTTCCTGATCCAGAAGTTTGCCTTGGAACGTATTCTCGGCGCCCTCTCTGCCCATCTCATAGGCATCATACGCTTCGTTGAAATAGTCGGCGTAATCGGTGTCCTTCGCAGTCCAGTTTGTATAACTGTCTGCGAGATTATAGCCGTTCGGCCCCATCGTAAATCTCGCGGCAGTGCGAAAATCTTTCGCCCTTCCTTCCATGCTGCGCAGATCTTCATCCGACATATCCTGCACAGTCTTGTCTCTGTACTCGACTTCTGCACGGACCTCTTTCGCACTCTTGCCCTCGGTATCTACGCCGTAAATTTTCGCATACTGCTGCAGTCTGGAAGCGCCGGCCTGATATGCTTTGCGAAGATCCTCTGCGTCCACCTCGGCGCGGCCCTTCTGCATATCCGCAACGACCTTCTCCACGTCAAGGCCTCTGGTGCCGGCGTCGAACGCGTACTGCAGCGCGGCCTCCGCTCGCTCCGCAGCCTTCTTTGCTTGGAAATTTGTTACCGGCTCCGCAACGCCTGAGACGACAGACATAAACACGCCGCCGAGGAACTCTTCCCACAAGCCTTCCAGCGTAGCGAGATCCGCATCAGGATCAAAGGTGAGCCTGTCGATCCACGGCTCAAACACGCCGGAGATGACTTCCTCCATACCTTCGCCGGACTTGTCGAAGACATAGGACATGAGACTGTTATTGAAGAATTTCTGCGCTACGCCGTCGATGTTCGACCCTGTCTTCTTCGCCAACCATCTTGTGAATTCGGTAATGTCCTCAACAACGTATCCCTGTTCAGCCGGATTGTCCTCCAGCGGCGTGCCACTGAACAGTTTGTTGGAGAAATACTCCAGCGCTGCGCTGCCGATTGCCGCAGCAAACGCCTGCTGATCCGTGGCGCCTTTCGTCTTCGCCTCGTCGTACTTGTTCAGTCCGCTGCTGAAAGAGATCGCCACGTTCGTCGGGTTCGCTACGATATCCCCAATCGTGTTCCCGGCAAGCCGCGCAGCGCTGGTGACCGCATTCTGCCCCAACGTCGGCGTCAGAGTATCCGGTGCATAATTCGCCAGCGCCTCCGCCATCGGGCCGGCGGCAGTTTCCAGTGCTGCAGGGATGCCGCTTGCTTGATAGATCGCGTTCCGAGAGAACATATCGCCGGCGGCGCCGAGGCCCTGCATGACGTGCTGTCCAAACCATCCGCGGCCGCTCTTCGCAGCCTCTATCTGCTGTGCGCGCTCCTGCTGCAGAGCATGAGCCTGATCGTAGGCCTGCTTGTCATTCGGATCAGTGATGCCAAGTTTCTGCCCGATCTGATAACCAAGGATATCAATGTCAGACAAACCGGCATTGGAGAACACCATGCTCTCAATATCGCCGACGAGGTCGAGAATGCCGTACTTTCCGCCGATGGCATGAAGCTGATCGAGCAGGTCCAGTCTCTGCTGCTGCAGTTCTTCGTACTTTTCGTAGACGTTGCCGATCATGTCTCTCGCTTCTTTGCGAGTCTGCTCGTCGTTTGCCTCATTGGCCAGGTGATACCCTGCGACATTGACAGGATTATATGCTTCCCTGCGCTGCGCATCAATCTTCTTATCCGTAACCTTGAGCTGTGTGATGATGTCTTCGCGCTGCTTCTTCAGGCGCTCCTCGTTCTGCTTAACGTAGGCATCCATCACCGGGTGGAGACTGTAATCCGCGTCCGTCGGCGTGATGTTCCCGGACTTCAGTTTCCCGCGTGCGTCCGAAAATCTGCGAATCCGATCAGTGGAATATTCCCACTGGTTCTTCCATCCGTTCCAGATATCGCCGGATACCCCACTGGAATTGAATAGCAGGTCCTTCACAAGTCCGCCAAACGAGGCGTCGCGTTTCAGCCGCGATTCAGCGTTCGCCCTCGCATTGCGCTCATAGGTTTCGTTCTTGATGTCGTTGACAATATCGTGTCCGCCCTTGTGCTTTATGGGTTCCGGTTCCGGAAGAATTCCCTTGTATTCCGACGTCGGAATATAGGACTTGGTTTCCACTCCCAGACCGTTGAGGATCTTGTCTACACGAGGATGGGCGTTACTGTCATTCACCGCAATGAGGCCGTTGGTCGTTGTGTCTCTGCGAGGCACACCTTCTTCGCTGTTGATGCGCTTGATTATCTCATCAACTCTGCTGTGTTTTGCCATATTGGCCTCCTTATTTTGTATTCCCTGCAATTCCAAGCGCCTGGAGGATATATGCCGCTCCTGCTTCTGTCAGCCCGTCCCCAAGCGCCGCCTCAACTTCCGTTTTAACTCTTTCCTCGGCATCCTTCTTGGAATCGATATCATTGCCGGCGCGGTCCATTATTCCCCTCATGCGGCTATAAAGCCCTTGAGTCGTGACTCCGTTTGCGTCAACTGACGGCCCATATCCAGACCCAAACCCTCCATTTGTCGAGTTCGCTTGCACGCCCTTGAGATAATTCTCATAGGTGCCGTAATACATGACAAGATTGGGGTCAGCAGAGAAGTCATCTCTCGACAGCGGCTGCGGGTTCATAAGGTCGGCATAATCACTGATGTTGCCAAGTCCGACTTTGGTCGCACCGCCAAGCGCAGCCAGATCATCTGCGTCTATGCCGCCGAGTCTCGCCAGTTCGTCGCGCTGATTGTCAGATAGGAAATCCCAGTACTGCGTAAGACTTTCAAGCGCAGACTTCCCGGTATCGTCCATATTTGCAGAGGCGAAGATCTCGTCCCATGTGGACTGCGGGATCGTCAATCTGGTATCTTGTTTCGGCGTCCCTCTTCCGCTGCCCTTCGCCGCCTGTGCCGCAAGCAGCGCCGCGTAAGCATCGGCTGCTCTGGTATCTCCGTAATAATCCGTATAGCCGGAGTAGTCTCCAAGCCCTGCAAGCAGTTTCGCATAGTCCAGCCGCTTCTCGTCCTCTCTCTGTGCCGCGTCCAGATCCTCGCCGTACATCTTCCAATAGTTGTTGTTGGAGAAGTCGAGCCGGTCGAGCGCCTTGCTGTAGTTGTCGTTGTAGACGTTGTAGTCGAAGTTCCGGTCGGTGACGTAGCGGTTGTACGCCGTGTTGTCCGCGTCGACGTCGATGTTGTACATATCCATGAGCCGGTTGTAGTCGTCCTTCCAGCCCTGGTACGCCATGTTCCGGTCGTCGCTGTAGCGGTTGTACGCGTTCTGATCCTGCTGATAGTCCAGATTGTAGAGGTCCATCAGCTTGGAGTAGTTGTCCTTCCAGTTCTGGTAGTCGAGGTTGGTCTTGTCGCCCCACTGCTGATATGCGCGGTTGTAGTCGTCAGAGTAGATGTTGTACCTCATGTTGAGGTCGTCCAGGTACTGCTGATAATCCTGATTCAGCTTGTCCTTGTACATCCCGTAGTCGAACTGGTCGTGCGTCGTGGCGGCGTTGTACTTGTCGCGCAGCATATTGTAGTTGTTCTGCCACTCGTTGTACGCCTGCGCTCTCAGCTCCGGGATCTTATCGGCGAGCTGTGCCATGTAGTAGTTCCCCGCCTGCTGCGCTGCCGTGTTCGCGTAGGAAGACGGCACACCGCCGGTCATGGCCGCGGCCTGTGCCAGAGCGTCGCGCTGCGCACGCTGTCCCTCGCGGGTGTACTCCTTCTTATAGACGTCGTACAACGGGTCGGTCGTGTAGTCGTAGGCAAAGTCGCCGTAGCCCTGCACGTTTGCCAGCGCGTCGTTGTAATAGTCCGAATGCTGGAAGTCCGGCGTCGTGTTCTCATACTTCTCATAGGTGAACGGATCGGGCGCTTTGAACTCTTCGTACTGGAACGGGTCGACGTTCTCGATCGCGCTGATCCGCCCGGACAGATCGACTGGGGAAACATACGGCGCGTAATTGAAACTGCCGTAGTTCGCCAGCGCGTTCCGGCTGTTCTCCACACGATCCGACTGCTGGTACGGCTGATAGCTGAACGGCTGATAATTCGCGACGTTGCCGTAGTTGCTCATCATCTCGCCGCCCCAGAAGGACGTCGTCCCTCCCGGCGTGGCGACGCCATTGCTGCCGTAGGGATTGTACTCCGCGCCGGCAGTACCGCTGTTGTAGTTGTACTTGCTCCGCGCAGCCTCCGCCCTCTGGTTGGCCAGCGCCCTCGCCTCGTCCGTTGTGGCGTTGGCATAGTCGCTCTTTGCGTTGAACACCTCGTCGGCAAACCAACGATCCTGCGAAGCGTTCGCCAGGTCCCAGTCGTTCCAGTACTGGCCGGACGCCAGCATCTTGTTGTACCATTCGTTGTTCGTATCCCACGGGGAATTCCATATTGCTGCCATGTCTTGTCCTCCTTATAGGGCGCTGCCCTTGTAGTTTTCACGGGCCAGCGACCACAGTTCAAACCGGCCTTCTCCCTCGATACGGATTCGGAAATGGTCGGATCTTCGCGGGATTATCGGAAGATAGAAGCTCTTCTTGACGTTGTCCGTCTGGAACACTTTCACCGTGAGCCAGTCGCCCTCGCTGTCGAAGCGCATCTTTATCACCGCGGAAGAGCAGGTCCCAAGCGCCATCCGGAGCTGAATCTTGCTCGTCCCCTTCTTGTTGGCGCCGTAGGCCGGATACTTCGACTGATCCTCCGTGAAGTCGGCAAACTCCACGAAGTACGGTATCCGTTCCTCCTCGCCGTTGGTCTGCACGGCCCACAGCTCATCCTCTGTCGAGACGAAGGCCGTCTTGCTGTTGTATTTGCAGGCGTACCGGATCTCGCCGTCCCACTCGTCGATCTTCTGCCGGTGCCACATTCCCCTCTGCGGATCGTACTCATAGAACTCCGAGCCGCCGGAATACCAGAAGTCGTATTTCCCGCCGTCAGAGAAGGCGTCAGCGTCGAACGACCCGGTGATCAGGTCGCCGAGCTGGTTGGATATGCAGGTCGGGAATCCGCCGTTGTACGCCATGATCCCGATGCGGGAGAGATAGAACAGCGTCTCGTTCGCGACGGCCAGCGTCCTGCCGTTGACGCATCCCGTTGACGCAGATCCCATAACCTCAAAGTTGCTCGGCCGGTTGCCGTAGACCTTGTAGATCCCGCCTTCCTTGAAGAAGATCGGGTAGCCCATGAAACTGACGCAGCCGGTGAGGTCGCCCTCGGAGAGGACGTCGACTGCGTAGGAGTTGTCCGCCGGTCCGTCGAAGACGTTCCAGTTCTTCATGTCGCCGAGCTTGCTGGCGTAGATCGTCTTCTGGTGGCATCCCCAGACCCTGTTCTCATTGACGCATAGATAATCAAGGTCTGGCATCTTGCGTGCGATTGTCGCGCTCTTGGCAACGTCCGTCAGCTCGTCGTCGAAGGAATGCTCATAGAAGATGAGCTTGTGTTCCTCGACGCCGTAAACGACCAGTGTGCGTGTGGTCGGGAACGCGGTGCCGGAGAGCGTCAGCCCGTCGCCGGCGGAGAAATACTGCGTGAAGTCAACGCTGCTGCAGTTGATCGTGTTCGCCTCCGCAGACGCTCCGCTGATATCGGTGCCGTCCGTGATGGTCACGTTCGCCGTGACGCTTGCCTCGATGTCGCCCATGATCGGGCCAAGCGTCTGCCATGCGCTGCCGTCCCAATATTTGCACGTCCCGCTGACGCAGTACACGTCGCCGTAGCTCGCGCCGCTTGGCCAGGAATTCACGACGGCGATCACGTCCGTGCGCACCCACTTCTTCGCCGGCATGATGATGGCGAATCGGTTGAAAGGCGTCATGGTCTGCAGCTCATTAAACGAGCCGGAGATCGTGACGCCTTTGTACTTGCAGGTGCTGCCGAGCTGGATCGTGTCGCCCTCCTCCGGGCCGATCTGCAGCGTGGCATATTTCCCCGTATATCCGGTCGAGATCTTTCGGTCGGCCGGTCTGGTTGTAAGAACGGGGTACTCGTCCGAGACGATGTTCTGATCGTCCCAGATGTCCCCGGTGCCTGCGGCCAGCGTGTGCATGATGCCGCCGAATTCGACGGATCTCCACTTGCTGATGCCGTCGGCATTGATCATTCGTGGAAGCATTATCTTCCCTCCAGTTGTGCGATCCGCGCCTCCAGCGCGTCGCATCTGCCCATGAGCTTCTGGATCATATGAACGGACAGCCCCGCAAAATCGTCGTAGTGCAGCCCGTAAATCGGTGTCTTCGCCCCCGTTGTGGGTGGCTTCTGCTTCTGTTCAAATACCATCCCGATATCCTTGAGATGGTTCTCCTCCAGTGACGCCTGGATGTCCTGCGCAATGAATCCGATGCGCACGCTGTGGTCGTCGATGTCCGTCCTGCGGAACGTACACGGTCTGAGCGCCAGGAAGAAATCCTCATACGGCGTCATGTCGTAGTCGATGTCCGTCTTTACCCGGCGATCCGAACTGCTCACGACTGCAATCTCAGCAGATCCATAAAAACATCCGGTGCTGTACGCCTCCAGATATTTGCTGCTGCTACCCATGTGTGCCATGTTTGACGTAACGTACACATCGTAGCTGCCGGCGGTCATTCTCGCTCCGCTGCTGGTCACGATGATGTACTGGCTCCCATACGGGGAAGCAAGCGCAACGCCCCATGTAGTGCCACTGCCGTCGTAGCCGTCCACGGCGCCAAGCGACCCGACCTGATAATATGTGCTGCCGTATTTACGGTATACGTTGAACTCACCGGCAAGGTCTACCGCATTCGCGTTCAAATAACCTGCCGTGATATCACTTGCGCTGCATTCGTCCGCAATGATCGTTCCTGTCGTGATCTGGCTCGCGTCGATCGCGATCGCCTGCATACACGTCGATGTCAGGTAATCCGCCGTAAGATATCCAACCTGCGCGGTTCCGGATTGGATCTGGTTTGCTTTGATCGCCCCGGCATAGACCCAGTTGGAGTTAACGGAGTCCGCCGTGATCGTACCGTCGATGTTTGCTGCGCTGACGTGCAATTGCGACGCATCAATCTGTGACGCCGTCAGTGTGCCGGTAACATTTGCGGCTGCGACCTGCAGATTCGTCGCATTGATCTGCGTCGCCGTGACGCTGTTCGTCTTGATCTTTCCGCCGTCGATGACCGTGACATTGTTCTCGTTCGCCGTCAGCGCGTCAAGCGTTGTGTCCGCGTCAGACCGCACCTTGATGCTGCTGCCGTTGATCGTCGTCGTCCCGGAAGCGGAGCCGACGTGCAGACCGTCCGATTTAAGGTTCAGCACGGTGTAGTTGTCGTTGCCGTCCGTAACCTGCGCGTAGATACCGTCGGCCTTTTGACTGATAGAAGACATCTGCTTCGCCATGCCGTTCTGCGCGGGGATGGGCGTCCAGTAATCCGCGCCGCCTTCCGTTCCGGGCTTGTTGCTGTTGGAGGATGTGTGCGCGGTGTTGCATCGGTAGTAAGCCGTTGTTTGATTCGGTGAACTCCCGGTCGTGACTGTGACATAGTCTCCGACAGAGTACGCATGACTGCCAGTCCACGGGTTCGCCGTGATTTCCGTGACCTGCGATACCTCCGTGCGGATTTCGTCGGCCTTCTGATCGACCGTGGAAATGGATGTGCTTAACGTCCCCTCAACGCCGGAGGCTCTGCCGACTTCTGTCCGGATATCCTCCGCAGTCATGTTGAATCGGCTGTACAGCACGGTTGTGTCCGTGACCGACGCCCACTTTGCGCTGGGCGGTTTGTTTCCCGCGGCGGACGTATGGTCCTCCAGGCATCGGTAAAACGCCAGCGTCTCCTCATCGCCCACAGTCGTCGTAATGCGCACGACGTCGTTCACATGGTACAGCGTGTTCACGGTCCACTCCGGCGCGTACTCCTTCCGGACCTGCACCATCAGGCCATCCGCTGCGATCTCGATCTCCGTCTCGATCTGATCCTCCAGATCCTTTATTGCGATCTTGATCGGCTCTTCAATGGTCTGGCCGAGCCATCCTATGACCTCGGTGCTGTTGAAGTTCTCCGGGCCGATGTTGTGCAGCAGATACCGGAGCTGCTCCAGAAGCTGATACACATAGTCCTGCAGCGCGTCGACCTTCTGGTCGGTGGTCTTCCCTTCTACGTTGGGGAATCCTGTGTCAAGCGATGCAAATCCGCTGGGCATTATCCCACCTTCTTTTCTACAGCCTCGACCCTCGTTTCAAGCACCGGCACGCGCTCGGCGAAATTGTTGTGCTTCCGCACTTCGCGTGTCAGCTCCTCCAGCTTCGTGTCCGTGACGGCCATCTGGATCTCCATCCGTTTCTGGACGTCGTTTCCTGTGGCCTTTGCGCTGATCAGGGCCGAGACGATGCCGACGATCATGCTGCAAACGGCGCCGATGATCGCGGCGATAACAGCGTCACTCATTTCCCTCCACCTCCGGCAGGCCAGTCGCGATGCTGGTCAGGATCGACAGGACCGCGGCGAGCGCAGATGCGGAGGCCACGACCTTCCAGTCCACTTCAGAAAACAGAGCGGTCGTCCCGATGGTAGCGATGGCCGTCTGTGCCAGGGTACGCACGGCGCGAATCAGCGCGGCGATAAGGAACTTCTTCCAGTCTTTCATGGTGTTACCTCCTTATTAGCCGTCCTATTGCAAGACGGGGTAGCCATTAGCGGTATCGCACATATACACATTGCTACCGCCTTGCACATTTGCATAACCAACACCATAAAGAGAATCGCTAGTATAATACATGGTTATATACGAAACAGCTGTTTCCGTCCCGCCTTCCTCACTATAATAAGAAAACAAGACAGAAAACCCGGCATCATAAATTTCTTGCCATGTTTTATCAAGCGCGTGTGTTTCGGCATCTTCGTGAACCACCAGCACACCGCCGCCGGAGCCGCCGCCGCCACCGCCGTTATTGGCGATTGCATTGAGATATTCTTCCGTTCTGGTCACGGGCGTAGGAAGATTGCTTGTCGATCCGGACCGGATCGCATCCAGAAACTGTTCTTCTCTTGTGACGGGATGATCAGGCACTCCCATATCAATTCCTCCTTTATGTTACTGTCGTTCCGATTTTGCCGAAGATGCAGGTGAGAGTCGTCGATCCGCTGATGGCGCCCTGCACCTGGGCTGCGCCTGCGCTCGTCGTCCATGTCAGCGTCCCGATCACCGAGTTTGGCGTGCCGAGCGCGTAGCCGAGCAGCTCATGGTCTGCCGTAATCTTCGCGTTGCTTTTGCTCCAGGTCACGCTGGAGCCTGTGCCGCTCTGCGAGCCGAAGCTCACCTTAATAAGTTCGTCCGCTACGGTTGCATAGCTTGCCAAGTCCAGCGCCCCCAGTGTCTTTACACCTGCCGCGGTGTAGAAATAGTCGGTGTTTGATACGCCTGCCGTCGTTGCCGTGGTGTCGGCGACGGTCATCAGCGTGGTGCCGTTTAGCTTTACTGTTGATACACCCATATGACCGCCTCCTTATGTTGTGGGTTTCCACACGGCAATCCACTTATATGTTCTGCCTGAACGCCAGTAGTAACTTGTCCCATTAGACGGTTTGAAAGATGATGAAGTTACATAGCTGGTCGAATCACTTGTATCATAGCCGCCTGTTGCGTTCATACTCGATCCGGTCCCCTTATATCCACCTTGCCGTCTTGCGTAGTATGTAGAGCTTCCGACTTGCATTGTGCTCCCAAATAAAGTGTACCAGTCAAAAATTGACCAATACATTTCTGAGTTGTTAGTTGCCTGAGTTGTGCCACTAGTGTCAGAAATAAGCACACAAAAAGGCTTTGAACTGTGCGAATTTGCAAAACTGATAGTTGGCTGAGCCGTGTCCGCGGTCGGCGTATATGTTCCTGTTTCATAAACAAGTCCGCTCCCGGAGGCTGCGTTGATCTGCACGAAGCTCAGCCCGTCATAGCCCTCGTCCGCCGTAATCGTCTGGCTGGAGCCGGACGGATTGATCCCACTCTTGCCCTGCAGCGATACCATGCTCCCGGTAACGGTGATGTTCTTGACGATGCCGCCGCCGGTGTCCGGTTCCTCCGTCACAACGACCGTGCCGCTGCTCCCCGTGCCTTCGGTCAGCGTGCCGCTGGAATTAAGGAAATACTTCCCGCTGGCCACGTCCGAGGCCGTCGCCGTCGTCCCGGAGGGATCGGCAAAGACTGCGGTGCCGCCGCCGGTCTTCGGTACGTTGATCGCCGGAACGTCTGAATAAGAAGCCCCGGCGATGGTTACATTCTGTGCCATGGCCCACCTCCGTTAAGAGATGGACAGCACTTTCGTCGTCCCGTCCTGCGAGATCGTCGCGGAGCTGAGAGATCCGGTAACGGAAGCAACGCTGTCGTCGTCCGTCGCCGTGCCGACCTTGACCGTCACGCCGTATGCGATGTTGGCTGCGGTGAGGTTCGCGCACACGACCGCCTCGATGGTCTGGTTGCCGCTGAGATACTGCCCGGAGTTGATCGTCTGCGCGGACGTCGTCGGCGTGTAGGTCGCCGCGCTCTTGCTGCTGATGCTGCCGGTGACCTCCGAGCCGTTGACAAAGGCCTTCTTGCCGGAGAGGATATCCCCCGCCGTCGCTCCGCCGCTGGCGTAGGTCGTGTCCATGAATTTCGCCGTGCCGCCGCCGGAAAGCGGGATGTCCACCTCCGGGACATTCTGATACGTCACGCCGTTGATAACTACATTCTGTGCCATGTGTGTTCCTCCTTACGTCACGGTCAGGACCGCGCCGTTCCAGGTGATGAGTCCGTAATTGCTGGGGATCGGATTGATCGTGACGTTGTCCGTCATTCGCAGATCATCCGTGTACAGCGTCTGCGTCTCCTGCGTCGGGGTCACTTCATAGGCCCCGGTGTATGGATCGGTGTCGACGTGTTCCCGAAGGACCGGACTGCCCAGCACGATCTCGCCCCGTGGGCTGCGGACCGAAACGTCCACGACGGGGCTTTCGATGGTTACGTCAAGTTTCAACCCTTGTCCACCACCTTCAACGTGGCGGCAGGCAGGATGTTATACAGAAATGTCCCCGATCTGTACCAATCGAGGACGTAGATGTAGGTGCCGACGGAGAGCTTCGCCGTCTCCGCCGCGGTGAGGCTGAAGTTGACCGTGTTGTTTGAGACGTTGCTGTACGTCTTCTCCAGCACGGTCGCGCCATTTTTCTCCGTCTTGATCGTGACCTTCACGCTGTCCAGCGCGTCCAGCGTCACGCCTTTGACGGTGATCGGGATCGCCACGCCGTAGTCCCCCTCGCACATCTGGAGATTGCTGCCGCTCGCGCTCCACGCCATGTTCGTTTCCCCCCTTCGGGATTAATCAAGTAGTCCGCTGTAGCTCTTGCCGTCCTCCGGCTCCAGAAGGTTCATGGCCTCCAGGATCTTCGCGTCGATGATCTTGTCATAGCGCATGAGGACCGTGGCCAGCTCCGCCCTCGTCATGTTGTCGTTCGGCCTGCCGTCGTTGATGAGTCCGAGCTTCTTCGCCCATGCCATCTGCTCGTCGTACCACATCGGCTGTGCCGGCTGCGTCGGCTCAATGATCGTGCCGCCCTCGCCGTCGTCGTAGGACGCGTATGCCGGCATCCACAGCCCCGCGGCTTTCAGGTCCTCGCTCCGGTTCATGTCCACCGGAATCCCGATCTTCGCCTGCATGGCCTTGGATTCCGGGCCGCCGCTCCACTGGTACTGATAGACGTTGGTGTGCCCGGAAACCTTCCCCTCGCTCCAAGCCACGCACTGCCAGAATTTGTCGCTTGCGCCCTGCTCCGCGATGTAATCCACGATCTTCGCCGGGCCGTACAGCCCGGCCACATACGGAGCGCACGCCGCCTGCGCGGCTCTCATGTACGCCTCGATCGCCGGATAATCCGCCTGCACCGGGCAGTAGTCGCAGGCGAAGAAGATGGTCGTGCCGGCCGGGACGCCGAACTGAACGGCCAGCGCCTTCGCCCTGCCGCCGTCCTGCGCGCCCCGCGCGGCGCCGCCCTTGACGTCCCCCGCGCCGATCTCCCAGCACAGGAGGATCGCCAGCCCGGCATTGCGCAGCCCGGTGATCTCGTCCGCCGTCAGGTCCTTGTTCATGCCGGGAGGCACCAAGTACCTCCCGACGAAGCTGACGCCGTTCTCGCGCAGCTTCTTTGCCTGTGCGGCGCTGATCCGCGCCGCGGTGTCAACTCCGAGATAAGTCATAACGGTCTCCTTATGAATATGACAACGTAAAAGGTGCGTTCCCTGTCACGATTGCTCGGATATAACCCATATTAAAGGTGATGTACAAACCGTTGGTTTCCTGTGCGACAGCACTAACCGTAGCACTCGTTCCTGTGCCGCGCGTCTCCATGTATTCGGGCGCGAGATTTCCCGCTTTCTTGAAAATAGCAACAGTTACGGGCGCGTAACCTGTCTGGGTGCGACAGGCAGTCACATGAAATACTGCGTCCACTGCCGCGGTATCATAGGCAATGTGAACAGTTGCGCCGGTGTTTGTAAAAATCGAACGCGAATAAACGCCGTCAGCACTTGCAACTGGTATCGTTCCGCTTGCCATTACTCAGCCGCCTCCTCCACGTCTGCGATCTTTCCGATATGCTCGCAGCCGAGGATCATGCCGTCGCTGACGCGGTACACAAAGGCGACCTGGCACTGCCGGGTGTCCGCGACGCTCATCGCCGCGAGGGCGTTGTGCCACTCGCCGATGGCCCGCTGCTGCGCTTTCTCGATATCGTTGTTGTAGCTTCTGCTGTCGTAGGCCTTGGGATAGCCGGTCAGCGGATTGAACGTCCCGTTCGAGTCCACGACCTTCGCCACCACTTCAAAAATCTCACGCTTTGCCATGATTCATTCCTCCTATGAAATGTTCTTTCCGCGCTTGCCAAGTATGACGGTAAGCGTTGTCGTGCCGTTGATGTTGCCCTGCACCGTGACGCCCCCTGCGCTCGTCGTCCATGTCAGATCCCCGGTCTGCGCAGCCGGAGTACCGAGCGCGTAGTCGATCAGGACGTGGTCTGCGGTAATCGTACTGTCGCCACTCTTGCTCCACGTCACGCTTCCGCCGGTCCCGGTCTGGCTGCCAAGGTTTACCTGCAGGATCTCCCCGGTGACCGCATTCGCGATCCCGGAATAAACAGCCCCGCTGGTGATGAGCTTTGTGCTGGCGCTCGACGGCGCCGAGCTTTCAACCTGCGCGGTCCCGATGTGGTTTCCGTCGCCGGCGAGGACGCCGACGATGTTTGTCTCGGTGGCCGTGGAGATCTGGTTCAGACCGGGGTCGCCCTTTTCGCCGTCCCGGCCCTTCAGCGACTCCAGCCACTCCTCTTCGGTGCCTTCAAACCCGTGCTTCACGGCGATGCCGTAGGCAGAATAGTAATAGCCCGGCCATGCGTAGACCGGGAATATCTTGTCAGAGTATGCCAACGCCCCATCGCCCCTTTCTGTCGGCAGGATTATAGGTCCTCGCAAACCATCTGGAGAACTCGCCCCAGAAGGCGTTGAACATCTGCATCGTGTTCTGGTATTTGTCGTACTCGCCGTTGGCGTAGTCAATGCGTGCCATGATGTACTCCGGGTACAGTTTGAAGTGCGGCGCCTCGGCGAGCAGGACGACGTCGCCTCCGTAATAGTTCAGCTCCGTCGTGACCTCTGCCGTGGACGTGGTGCCGAAGGTTTGGTCCATGACAAGCCCGTCGGAGGTGATCGCCTGGATCGTCATCTCGCTCCGCGCATTGCCGGAATAGATGCTGCCCGGTGCGAAGCGGATGATCTTCCCGCCCGGCCGGAACTTCATCAGCAGCTTCTTGTCCGCAATGCCGATGGTGTGTTCGTCCGGGAAAGAGATCGGCGTGTTCTCGGTATGCGTATATTTGTACTCAAAGACGTCCGTCTCGGCGTTGAGGAAGATCTCGGTCTGCACCATGCCCTCTACCTCGTTCAGCCAGACGGTCTTCGTCTCGTTGGAGAAAGCGTTCGGCTTGATCTCGTCGACGTAGTCGAAGCACTCTTGAATCGTCATAAGGATCACTCCTAGTCGTGAGGAGGAGGCCGAAGCCCCCTCCTCATGATGATCAGGTACCGTCGTTCAGCAGCGTGAGCTTGCTGCCGTTGGCGGTGGTGGACGCCCGGACAAGGTACGCCTTGCCGGCCGCGATGGAAGTGCCGCTGTCGCCGCTCACGTTCTTCAGCGTGAAGGCGTTGGAGCCGCCCTCGTTCACGACGAGCGCAGCGGTGCCGTCCGGCAGGCCGAGCGTGACAGTCTTGCTGGCTGCGGAGAGGGTGATGCCGATGTACGGCACCTTCTCATCCTCGGCCAGCGAATAGTTCGCGCTCTTGGTGATGCTGACTGCGGCGAGAGGGCTGTGGACGCCGCCGTCCACCTTCAGCCCGGTGAATCTGGTGTAATCAGCCATGACGTCACCCCCGATCAGGCGGTGATGTCAGTCGCGCCGGAGATACCGCCCACGGCGAAGGCACGCCAATCGTTGAAGCCGGCGGTGTAACGGGCATAGCCCTTCCACTCGTTGGCGTCATTCGCGGCGATCTCGCTCTTGACTTCCAGCTTCACGCGGTCGAGCCACACGGCGCCGCCGTAGGTGTCGTTGTACTTGGAGTCGAAGAGAATCCAAGGCGCGTTGCCGGAGGTGACGTACTGGTTGAGATACGGCCACACGATGACGTTCCAGCGACCGTACACATAGTTGTACGCGTTGTTCGCGGTGGTCGGCTCCTTGTCCGCGCCGATGGCGGCGAAGACGTCGTTCTTCAGGCTGTAGATGTTCGGGATGATGATGGTGTCGGGAGAGACGTCGAGGATCTCGCCGTTGTCGCCCTTCACGTTCTGCATCGCCGTCTCGACAGCGCCGAGGATGGAATCGGAGAAGGTGTTGGAGAACTTGTTGCACTGGGTGCCGCCCTTGACCTTGCTCGGATGCGCGGTGGCAAACAGCGCCTGGCCGTCCGCGGAGGTCAGATCGAACTTCTGACCCTTGAACTTCGCGCTGGACGCGCCGAAGGCGGAGCCGATCAGGAACGCGGCGAACTCCTCGCGGGTGCGGTAATACGCCGTGATGAAGGAGTCGGGCTTCTTGCGCAGGTCCATGATGTTCGCGTCGTCGATCATCTCGCGGGAGATGGCGAAACTGTTCTTCCATGTGACGTTCTCAAGGGTCTTGCTGTAGCCCTCCTGGAAACCGTCGACCGGATAGGCGCCGTTCTCGCCGACGGGCTGGAAGCCGTTCATGCTGGTCATGCTGGTGAACTTCTCCGCCCAGTGGGTGCTGGGCTGATGGGAGAAGATCTGCTTCTCGATGCTGTTGGCCTCAAAGGCCTCGGCACGCTTCTCGATGAACATCTTGATGGGTTCCTGGGACTTGCCGTAGATGCTGTTGGCGAGGTTGCTGCCCTCAGAGAAAATGATATTAGCCATGTTGCCTACCTCCTATCAAAAGCGCACAAGGACCGTGCCGCCCGTGCCGCTGCCGGCCTTGGCGTCATAGTCGACGACCTCGGCAACGCCGGACGTGGTGGTCGCGGTGACCTGCAGCCC